TATTCTCTACCTGTTGGTAGTTTTACTCTTTTAAATCTAATAGCTTCACTTTGTAATTTTTCATGCCATTCTTTTATATCTTTATATTTTTCTAAAAATTTAGTGTAATATCTTTTTTCATCTTCTGTACCAGTTACACCACCATACAAAGGTTTAAATGTATGTGCTTTTGCATCTTGTCTAGATACACCTATAATATCAGCAGTGTATTGATGAACATCTATTTTATTTTTTATATCTTCCATACCTTGTTTATCTTGTGCAAGAAATACTGCAGTTCTAAATTCTAATTGTGCAAAGTCTATCTCAAGTATACTACCTTTGTCAAATCTAGATGTAACAACTTTTCTAATGGGAAAAGTTTTACCTCTTGGTTGATTCTGAAAGTTTGGATCTCTGCTAGATAGTCTGCCAGTTGCTGTTATTGCTTGCATAAATTTAGGATGTAAAAAACCTTTTTTATTTGTAAAATTTTTTAATCCTTCTACAAAAGTATTTAAATATGTATCAACTGCGTTATGTCTAACTATTGCATCAATAAAATCTTTAAACTCACCTTCTGCTTCTGCTGCTATTTTATTTAATGTTATTCTATCTGTCCTAAATCCAGACTCTGCTATATCATATACACTTCTAGGCACTTGTCTAAATCCTGCAACTTTTGCCATAGGTGTATATAAATAACCTTCGCCATCACAATCAGAACATTTAGTATAATTTTTGTATGGGCTACCATCTTTTTTTACTTTTTTTATAACACCTTTACCTTTACATGTATGACACTGTTGAGCAACGGTTCTATGTATAATCTCTGTATTATCTGAAACTAAATTTTTAAATTGCTTTCTTGAATATTGTGGTCTTCTTTTATTTTTACCAGTGCTTTTGTCTATACCCACATTAAATATTTTAGCCCAATGTTTCTTATCTTTTGGTTTTTTAGAATATATTAACCAAGATAATTGTTCTGGACTTGATAAATTAATTTTAGTATCACCCATTTGTTTATATACAATCTTATCTATCTTTTGTTTAAGATATGCAAACTCTGCTCTATATTCTTTTTCTACACTATTTAATTCTTCTAAGTTTATATTTATTCCATTTCTTTCCATATCAGAAAGTACAACTAAAAATTCATTCATCATCTTTAAAGTCATTAATAAACCCTTATTTTTAGTCATT